CTGACTGCGGCGAAGCGCACGATTCTGAGGAGTGCCCCGGCGAAGAAGAAGTGGAGAGCGGTGAAGAGGAACTCGTTGGAGATGAAGAGGGTGAAAGCCCCGATCCTGATTCCGATGATGATCAGGAAGATGTCGAAGACAGGGCTAAGGGCAGAGATCGCGCACGTGCTCGTGACAGCGTGATGGCGACACTGCGTCTGCTTCGCCCGTCCATCGCCCGTTCCAAGGACGCTGCCGTTCACAAGGCGTTCAACACGGCGCTCAACTCGGTGAAGAAGACATCCCGCGCTTCCAGCGGCGGTTACGGCAAGTTCGCACAGGCGGCTCGTGCTCGTGATGGCGCGCCACGCAACCCCAACCCAGATCGTGTTCGCGCAGCCGACGGCAAAGTTCCAGCCGTCAACAAGTTGCAAGCGTTCTACGACAATGCCCTTAAAGGAGGCAAATAATGCCACAGTTCAGCTTCGGCCAAGTAATCGGTGTAACAGGGCCGAATAATGGCTTTCAGGGCACGGTCAGCCGGTTCGGTGAGCGTGTCATTACGGCGCGTGAGTTTGTCCCATACAACGCAGCGCTCAACCTCAACTTCGGCGACCCTTCTGTCATCATCCCCAATGCCACCGGTGGCGTGTTCGATTCTGTGGCTGATTTCGTCGCCAACTCCACGGCAAACATCGGCCTTATCGCGCAGTACTTCGCCGGTATGGCTGTGCGCGAAGTCAAGACTCAGCTCACATACCCAGCTGGTCAGCAGCCCGGTATTCAGCAGGTCGGTTACTACTCCAATCTGCAAATGGCAGAAGTGCTGGAGCGCGGTAGCGGCACAGTGCTGCTATCGGTCGGTACGCCCAACGCTGAAGCACAGATCTACACTCGTGTGGTGCTTAACACGAATGTTCCTGCAGGCTTCATCGGAGATTGGGAGACCAACCCCGCCGCTTCCGACCTGTTTACGCTGAATGGCATCACTGCGGCGGCTGCGGCTGCCACGGCACTCACCGGCATCACGTTCACTAACGTGTTTGTGGGCCAGGTTGTAACCGGTCCTGGTATTGCACCAGGTACGTACGTCGTCAGCGGTACCGGAACCCCAGGTGCCTACACTGCGCTCGTACTCAGCAACGGTCTTACCACAGCCATCACCGCAACATCGGTGCTCACGTTCAGCAACCTCGTAGCGCTGCCCAATGTCGTCGCTCGTACCGGCAACCTGGACAGCAATTCCATTCTGGAAATCACAATCAAGGTCCGTAACGCGGCCTAAGGAGAACTAAGACAATGAAGCGTGTAATCCCAAATCGCGCGCGTGCGTTTGACGCGGCTGGCGCTTCCGGTCTGGCTTTCCTTCAAAGCCAGCTGGAACTCATCGATACGGACCTTGTCCGTCCATTGCAGGCTGTCACGCACAAACGTGACATTGCTGTCGAAGTAGGCGGAGGCTTCCCGGAGTTTATTTCGGCGTTCGCTTCTAACTACGCCACCACAGGTACATCGTCCTATGGACTGCAGGGTACCAACAACACGGAAATCCCTGAAGCACAGGCGGATATCCAGAAGGGTATCTGGCGCACGTATAACTGGGCGATCGGCATGACGATCACCTGGATTGACCTGCGTCGTATGGAAACTGCGCTTCGCACCGGGCAGGCTCCTCCCTTCAGCCTCCAGGAGCTCTACGAAGAGAGCGTAGAGACCACGTGGGGTAAGGCACTGGACTTCGTCACTTACGCCGGTTTCCTTGGCGACCCAGGGCTCATCAACAACCCGAATATCTTCGAGTCGGTTGCATCGGCTGGAGCAGCGGGTTCTACCGCATGGGCGCGGAAGACCCCACAGGAAATTCTGGCAGACGTCAACTTTGCGTTGAACCAGACGGTGGAAAATTCCGGCTACTCCTCGGAAGAAGGCATGGCCGACCGCCTGCTGATTCCGTACACACAGTTCGCTACACTTACGGCTCCCATTGCAATTGGCGGTTCGCCTGTTGCCGTGAGCACCATCAAGTATATCGAAGAGAACTGCGTGGCGGCCCATCACGGCATCGACTTCAAAATCAACTTCCTACCCAACCCATGGATCAGCGGTACCGGCAGCGGTAACACCAATCCTCCGGGTAGCGCTAACGGCGGTAACGGTCTGGATCGTGGGTTCTACTACAAGAACTCGAAGAAGTCCGTGTACCTGAAGATTCCGCAGCCGATGATGCAAGCAATGTCAGTCCCCACCACGCGGGCTGGCGGTGCTTACGAAACCATGTTCGCAGGGTGCATTAGTCAGGTCATCTACAAACGAACTACAACGGCCTACTATCAAGACGGCATCTAGGAAATGCATCGAACGTATACGAAGACGTTCTTTTTCGATAAAATTAACGTATGGGAAACCAATACTCTACGGCAATCGAATTAGAACGTCTTCGTGGCGTTCTTAGCTATCAACCTAGACTTGGCACATTCACTTGGCTAGTCGATCGCGGCACTAACAAACTTAAGGGTAAGCGTGCTGGTACAGTAAAGAAAAGTGGTCATCGTCACATAAAACTTGGCAATAACTGCTTTTACTATGAGCATCGTTTAGCCTGGTTATTTATGAAAGGTGAGTGGCCACCCGACGGTCTTGATATCGACCATGAGGACGGCATTCATGCCAATAATAAGTGGAAGAATCTCCGTTTGGCTACGAATGGCCAGAACAATTGGAACAACCACAGGCTCTATAAAAACAATACGAGTGGTAAGCGCGGTGTTTCTTGGGAGTCGGCACGAGGCGGGTGGATTGCCAGAGTAAATGTTGAAGGTCGCCCAATTCACCTAGGGTTCTTCAAAGAAGACAAACTCAAAGACGCCATCGCTGCACGCAGAGCCGGTGAGCTGAAGTACTTCGGTAAGTATGCTCCGAAATAGCATGCCTAAAATTTTTGCATATAAAAGCCGCGACTCTAAGGTCGCGGCTTTTCTACTGCCAACGAAGTTGCGCGACCAATCTGGCGTTCCTTGCCGTCAAGTTGGTCGTGCAGCACTAACCCGCAGCAAGGAGAATAAACGCATCATGCCAATGACACTGTACTTCAAGCGCGCCAAGAACTTCGTCCAGAGCGACGACAATGGCACTAAGAAATTCCTGGCACAGCCAGGACCCACGCCCACACCCGTGCCATTCTGGGTCGCCGATACACCCACCTTCAAGCAGGGCATCAAGGACAGCAGCATTGTCAACCTGACGCCGCCAGACCAGATGCCTGGATACAAGCATTCGCATCACAAGGCTGAAGAAGAGAAGCCCAAAGAAGAGGCTCCAAAGCCTGTCGAGCGTGAAAAGACGGAGAACGAGCTTGCCGATGAGGCTGAGGAAGCCGCCGCTGAGCAGACCGAGATGCCCAAGGCACAGTTCGGTGCCCAGCCAATGACTCCTGTACAGGCTGGTCCGAAGGTCGGCGGCATCACAGGCAACAGCAAGAAGAAGTAACTTGCGAGGGGCTCGGTCATACGTGGCTGAGCTCACTCACAGTTTAGAACTACCGAGGTGATATGGGCGGCTTAAGTGGTGGGTACCTCAATACGATCAATTTCAACGGGTGGTTGCAGACAGCGTGGGGCTCGGGGGCTTCGTATGAAGTGGTGTGCGCTGAATTCTACGGCGCAACCAACCTTGTGTTCGGCCAAAACCCGCCATACTATCTCGATGACTTCAAAGCCATATACCCTAAGTTTTTCGGCCTAGCTACAGCTTTAAGTGGCTGCGCGACTACCCTGGGTTCCGCAGTGGTCACGGTGCCATCAGCCAACGGGCTAGACTATGGTCAGTTCGTGCAGGCATTTGGGGTATTTCCCAAGGGTACGGTAATCATTGGCTTCGGCAACGGCACCATCACGCTCAGCAACGCCGCTCTGGTTGCAAGCAATAACGTAACATTGCAGATCTATCAACAGTCTCCCATTCCGACTGGCGTGATACTGATGTACCTGAGTCTAGCCTACGCGTCGCTGGTGCAGGCGCGGTGGCAAGAACAGTGGTTCGTCGCCATGGGTTGGTTTTTAGCTCATTACTGTACTTTATATGCACGAAGCGACGCCAGTGAAGTGTTTGAGACACTCCAAACAGCCATACATGGCGAAATGCCAACTGGTGCTGTACCAGGCACGGTGTACACGCTCAGTGGCGCACCCCCAGGTGGTAGCCTACAGGCGTTGACAAAGAATGGCTCATTCCTTGTACCAGGTTCAGCCTACACGCTCAGTGGTAACACGATCACACTGACCGCAGTCACTGTGCTGAACGACGTGCTGTACGCTACGTGGCCGGTACAGATACAGGCGTTCATCGCCAATGCACCTAACGGTGCGGAGATTGCAGCACAAGGCTTGATGGGCGGCATACAGACGTCCAAGTCAGTAGGCGACGTGAGCGTTGGCTACACGGCACTGGTTGCACTAGAAATGTTTGGCCAATGGAACCTTACTGTCTACGGAGTTCAGCTGGCAACGATGGCACAAGTCATTGGGAGCGGGCCAATGGTGATCTGGTAAGATGTCAACCGGACCTGTAATTACCATAGCGCGCAAGACAGGCGCCGTCGCCTTGGCCAAGCGCATGGCGGGCCTCGGCAAGCTGGCCGCATACGTCGGGGTACCCGCTTCCGGTCGTGACGCACGTGCACGCCAACTACTGGACATGGCCGGCAAGACCAAGGGTAAGAAGAAAGCCGCCAAGCTGAAGAAAGCTGCGCTAGGCGATGTCACCAACGCGGAACTTCTTTTTATTCACACCAATGGCAGTCCGGTCAACCACATCCCGGCGCGTCCGGTGCTGCAGCCCGCCATAACTGCGGATGGCAATAAGCAGAAGATCGCCAATGAGATTTCCAAGTCTATCGAGTCGACGCTGGCTGGCGACAAAGAAGGCGCTGAGAACAACATGCTTAGGGCAGCACTGGCCGGTCAGAATGCGGCTCGCTTGTGGTTTACCGACGGTCGTAATGGTTGGGCTCCAAACAAGCCAAGAACCGTCAAGGCTAAGGGCAGCGATAAGCCACTAATCGACACCGGAGCTCTTCGCGCGTCTATCGTAGGAGTGGTGAGGGAGGAGTAGTGAAAGAATCAAAGGGGTGCATCTATGAGTTACGGTGCAAGATAGGCAGTAAGAAAGGCTATGTTGGTCAGCACGGCAGTCCAGACCCTAACAAAAGGTGGGATGGACATATTCGTATGATGGAATGGGGGTCGCAGCACGCCATTCATCGTGCCTTAAGAAAATACGGTGTAGAAAATTTCACTGGCGAAGTTATTTGGTGTGGGCCAATTTCTAAGTTAAATAAAATGGAGACTAGGTTTATAAAGAAGTTGAACACCCTGGTGCCTGACGGATACAATATGACACTAGGTGGCGAAGGCACGCGCGGATGGAAGCCTTCAGCAGAAACCAGGTTGAAAATATCTCTGGCACAAATGGGCAAGAAGCATACGTCTGAGGCTTGCGAAAACATGCGCAGGGCGCAGTTAGGGCGTAAGCATTCTGAAGCCACTTTGAAAAAGATGTCTGCATCTCAAAAAGGGCATCCCGTAAGTGATTCTGTGCGTAAACGTCTCAGCTTGTTGAATACTGGTCTTGTAAAAGGTCCACACACAGATGAGCACAAGGCAAGAATTTCAAAGGCTTTAAAAGGCAGAGAATTTACACCTGCTTGGCGGGCTAAACTATCAGCCGCTAAGAGAGGTAAAGCTGCGTGGAATAAGGGAAAGAAGACTGGGCATGCGCCAGCTAACAAGGGCAAGAAATTTATAGGAGGCCACTACTTATGATTTCAGTGGCTGAAGTTATTCAAGACCCCGACATGATTGCCCCGCAGCCTTACACCATTCTGCGTAGCACGGGCGAGTTCGTGCTAGGTGGTTTCCAGTCCACCACCACATCGATCTCCATGTTCGGACCTGTGCAGCAGGCCAGTGACAAAGAAATCAACATGCTTCCAGAGGCTGACCGCATCGGAGCCATTCGGTCTTTCTGGAGTACTCAGCCTATCTACACCACGCGTGGCTATGCTCCAGTTCCAGGCGTGCATGGCGAAATACCGCAAGGCTCTGGTACAAGCTACACCATAAGTACTGCACCACCGGACGGCGTGCTTAACTTGTACGCCAATGGATTGCTACTGCGGCCGAATGTGGCCTATGTGCTCAACGGCACCATTATCACGTTCACTGCGCCACCCACAGCCCCTCTTTATTGCACATGGCAGATTACAGCCAACGTGGCCACTAATGCCAGCGACATTGTTCAGTACGAAGCTGAGCAGTATCGCGTTATGAAAGTCTACCGCGATCCTGGCGGGGGTTACTTCAAATGTCTGGCGACTAGAATGGACGCAGCATAATGCCAACTACCACACCGTACCCTAATGGGCAGGCGCTTGTATCTTCGGCGCTTACGCCGACGCAGATGAACGACATCATCCAACTGCTTACTTGCGGCATGATCGGTGTGAATCCACCGGACCCAGCGCAGGTCCGCGTTGACTGGCAGTCTGAAGGCCAGCCGTTCATAGCACGACCAGGTCAGGATGTGTGTTTTATAAGCTGTGTACCGTTCGACGTGGACTACTCCAAAGTGCGCGACAGGACATTCACCAACACAAACCCGACAGTGACTGAGAACTGGAACTACACGCGTGGTTGGAAAGTTGCATGGGCGTTGTACGGGCCCAACAGCACTGACCGTGCGCGCATGATCCATTCAGCTGTAGTGTTTATGGACTATTTCAGCGACGCACTCAGCCTGTCCAACCTCTACCCAGTCAGCGACCCGCCGCAGCCCACACGTATGCCTGAAGAATTCAACGCACAGTGGTATGAACGCGCTGACTTCCACGTCATCATGTACGAAGCCATTACAGAAACCATTCAAGATGCGGTCGTCACAAGTGTCGCAGTAGCAGTCAACACTAAGGACGAATCACCAGCAGCTGACATCGTAGTAGTAAAGACCTAACCTTCAAAGGAGCCACAAATCATGGCGACAACGCCACCACTTTCGCTAGCCAACATCATTGACATCTCTGTCACGGTGTCGCC